GAATAAAGCTTGTATTGACGCAGGTCTTAAAGAAGTATATGTAGATAAAATAGAAGATTTAACAGATAAACAAAAAGAAGAATTTATTGTAAAGGATAATGTAAATTTTGGAGATTGGGATTGGGACATTTTAGGCAACGAATGGAAAACTACAGACTTGGATGATTGGGGTTTAGATGTTTGGCAAAATACAGATGATAATATTGAGATGATAAATAAAGGAGATGAGTTTTCTGAATGGGTAGGAATGCCAGAATTTGAAGCAAGTGAAAAAGACATTAAAATTATTATAGCATTTGCAACAGAAGAATTGAGACAAGAATTTGCTGAAAAACATAATATGAAATTTTCCATACAAGGTAAAAAAGCTTGGAGTACAAGTTATCCATTTAAGGAAAAACAAGATTTAAACAGCTTAAAATATGAATAATGGAATACATATTATTTTGGTCTGAATATGACAACAAAATGTCTTATAATGAATTTATAAATAAAAATATAAATTTATCCATACTTCATAAACTTGTATTAAAAGCACACAAAAAATTAAATAATAAAGTAATATTATTTACGTATCAAAAAATAGTAACACATTTACCTAAAAATGTAACTATTAAAAATGCCAATCAATATATACCTACAAATATTGCTTATGAAATTTTAAAAAGCGGACACAGTATCGCACACATTTCTGATGCTATAAGACTAAAATACGCAAGTCAAGTAAATGGAGTTGTTATAGATTTTGATGCTATTGTATTAAAAAAATTACCAGAACAAAGCGGTTGGTTTGCGAGTATGCCTGCAAAAAAAAGTGGTGGTGTTGCACCTAAATGGGGGAAAAGCCACCCCCCGTTAACAATACACGATAAAAGTTGGGATGGTAAAGAATTGGCAGCATTTCCTGTGAAAGTAAATAAAAGTATGTCAAAATATATTGAAAATTTATCTCATATAATTATGCATAAATTATTAAAACCTAAAAAAACAAATTGGAATTTTGTAATTTGGAACATAAAAGAAATTATGAAAAAAGATAAAAATTATAAAGTATATGAGCCAATATATTTTTGTCCAGTACCAGCTTGGCTTGGAAAAAACAAATGTTATTCAATACAAAAACCAACTAAATTCAATAATAAAACAGAATTATTTGGCTATAAATTACCAAGCATTGAAAAAATATTAAATGAAAGTTTTGTTGTACAACATTTTTTTGAAAGTACATTTACAAAGTCAGAAAAAAAAGAAAAAGATTTTTGGATTAATTTACCTGACGAAACATTATTGGCTAAAGAAGCAGAATTTATTTTAGGTAAAAATTGGAAACACATTTTATTAAATGAATAAATACCCTGTTTATATTGTATCAAAAGGTAGATGGGAACACCCATTAACAGCAAATTTTTTTAAAAAAGATGGAGTTGATTTTAAAATAGTTGTTGAGCCACAAGAATATGAAAATTATTGTAAATCAGTAGGTAAAAAATATGTTTTAAAACTACCATTTTCCAATTTAGGTATTGGCTCATATCCTGCAAGAAATTTTTGTTGGGAACACAGCCAAAAAAATAAACACGAAAGGCATTGGGTATTTGATGATAATATTAGAAAAATAAGAAGAATAACACAGGGTAAAAAAATACAATGTAATGGATTAAAAGCAATAAAGATACTAGAGGAATTTACAGATAGATACGAAAATATTGCAATTACAGGATTTAATTATACAAGTTTTGTAGTACCCGGAACATCAGATAACATTCCATTTAGGTTAAATGTACACGCCTATTCTGCTATGTTAATTAAAAACAATATGCCTTATAAATGGAGATTAAAGTATAATGAGGATGTAGATATTTGTTTGCAAGTGTTACACAATAAATTATGTACAGTTTTATTTAATGCATTTACAGTTGATAAAACAAGTACCGTTGCAAAGATGAAAGGTGGTAACCAAACAGAATTATACAAAGATAATGCGCAAGAAAAAAAGTTTTTAAAGACAAGAAGTTTGGAAGAAGTTTGGCCACAGTATGTTGAAACCAAAATAAGATATGACAGACCACATCACATAATTAATTGGATGCAATTTAAACATCCATTAAAACGCAGAAAAGATATTGATTGGGAAAAAATTAAAAATAAAAAACAAGACATAAAACTTAAAAAACTAAATAAAATAAAAAATAAAGAATTAAAAAAATTTTATAATAAACACAAATGAAAATATTAGTAACAGGTGGTGCAGGTTTTATAGGCAGTAACCTTATTGCATATTTAAAAAAAAACACTTCGGCAAAAATAACATCAGTAGATAATTATTTTACAGGCACAGAAAAAAATCACATTAAAGGAGTTAAATATATAAAGTGCGATACTTGGGATTTGGATATTGAAAGACAAGATTTGGTTTTCCATTTTGGAGAATATTCCAGAGTTGTACCATCATTTAAAGATATTGCTTATGTTTTACGAACTAATTTACAAGGCACAACAAGGATAATAGAATTGTGTAAAGTATGGAAATGTAAATTAATTTATTCTGCTTCTAGTAGTAAGTTTGGTGGCAACGAAGATTTGTCTCCATATTCTTGGGTTAAAGCAAAAATGGTAGAATTAATAAAAAACTACAATAAGTGGTTTAATTTACAATATGAGATTTGTTATTTTTATAATGTTTATGGTAAAAACCATATTGCAACAGGTGATTATGCAACAGTTATTGCAAAGTTTGAAAAGCAATACAAAGAAGGTAAATCACTAACAGTTGTTGGAGATGGAACACAGACCAGACAATTCACACACATAAACGACATAATTATTGCGTTATATAAAATACTAAGGCAAAACAGTAATAAAGAATGGTATTTAAGTAGCGATAAAAGTTATAGTATATTAGAGGTTGCAAAGATGTTTACAGATGATATTGTTTTTGTACCGAGAAGAAAAGGAGAGAGAGAACACGCAATAACAATGGTAAATGCCACAAAGGAAATACTGAATTGGGAAATTAAATATGATTTAAAAAAATATATTGATGGACAAAAGTAGACACATAAAAAAGGAAAGTATTTTAAAAGCACTTGAACAAAGTTTAGGTGTTGTAACAATGGCTTGTAAAAAAGCAAAAGTACCAAGAAGCACATTTTATAAATGGTTAAGTGAGGATGATGATTTTGCTAAAAAGGTAAAGGACATTGAAAATGTAGCACTTGATTTTGCAGAAAGCCAACTGCACCAACAAATAGGTAAAGGAATACCAAGTTCAACTATGTTTTATCTAAAGACAAAAGGAAAGCACAGAGGTTACATTGAAAGGACAGAAATTACAGGTGCAGACGGAATGCCTAATAACTTTCAAATAGAGATAATTGATAAAACAAAAGATACAGACTAATATAGTTTATAAGCACTTAGCCAATAGTGATAAAAAAATAGTAGTTGAGCAAGGTGGTACAAGGTCAGGGAAAACCTACAATATTCTTATGTGGATTATATTTGACTATTGTGCCAATAACAAGAAAAAAATAATCACAATTTGTCGTAAATCGTTTCCAAGTTTAAGAGCTACAGTATTAAGGGATTTTATGGAGATATTGGTAAACAACAATATGTATTCCGAATTGTACCATAATAAATCCAACTCTGAATATAATCTGTTTGGTAATTTAATAGAATTTATAGCATTAGACCAAGCACAGAAGATTAGAGGTAGGAAAAGAAATCTATTATTTATAAATGAAGCCAACGAATTATATTTTGAGGATTGGCAACAACTTGTATTTAGAACCAAAGAACGTATTGTTATTGATTTTAATCCATCAGACGAGTATCATTGGATATATGACAAAGTAATACCAAGAAGCGATTGTGATTTTTTTAAAACAACCTACAAAGACAATCCATTTATAGAGAAAGCAATTATAAAAGAAATAGAAAGGTTAAGAGATACAGACGAACAATATTGGCAGATATATGGTTTAGGGGAAAGGGCAGCAAGTAGGGCAACAATATTTAATTACATTGAAATACAACAAATACCAGAGGAAGCTAAATTATTAGCGTACGGAATGGATTTTGGATTTACCAACGACCCTACAACATTGGTTGCTGTTTATACATTAGAATACAACTTATATATACGAGAGTATTTATATAGAACACAGATGACAACAAGAGACATACACTTATTTTTATTGGAACAACAATTAGATAGAAATCCAATATACGCAGATAGTGCCGAGCCAAGATTGATTACAGAATTAAGAAGTATGGGGCACAATATATTTCCAAGTATGAAAGGTAAGGATTCAGTTAATGCAGGAATTGATTTATTAAAGCGATACAAGATACATATATTAACCACAAGCAATAATGCCATACAAGAATTTAGAAACTATAAATGGACAGAGGATAGAACGGGTAGGCTAACCAATATACCAGAGGATAAACATAATCATATTATCGACCCCTGTCGTTACGCAACATATAGTATTTTAAGCAGACCAAACTTTGGTAAATACATCATACAATAATTAACAAAATTGTTTATATATAGGTATTTTTATTATATTTATACCTATGAACATATTTTACCTAGACAAAAACCCTTATATAGCTGCCAAATATCTTTACAACAAGCATATCTGTAAAATGATTATAGAATCAGCACAAATGTTATGTACAGCTCATCACCATTACGACAATGGACACAATGTGCCTTATGCAAAAGCATATTATAACCACCCATCAACAAAGTGGTGTAGGGCTAATACAGAGCATTACTACTGGCTTTATTACCATTTAATAGGTATAGGTATGGAATTCAAGAGAAGATACGGTAGAGAGCATCTAACGGCTTCTAAATGCGTAATACCTTTACAACACGCACCAAGTGATATGCCAACAACTAAATTTGTGCAACCTCCACAATGTATGCCAGACCAATATAAAGACAAATGCAGTATTGTAGCTTATTGGCGTTATTATAAAGCAGAGAAATATAAAATTGCTACAAAAAAAGAAACAATTATTAAATAAATTGTTAATAATAGAGGATTTTTTATTATATTTATACTATAAAAATTATACAAATGACATATACATTAGACAAATACAAACAGAACCTCAAAGTCATCAATGATGATGTTTGGAGTTACAACACAAGAGTTGGTATCATAGCTGGTACTAAATTATTTCAATTAGGTTATTGGTCGCAGACCACACAAAAACATATTAATTATGTTGCCAACGAATACGATTTAGATTTAATTAAACCGTAATTATGGATAAAATACAAAACCTAAGCGATATGGAATACTATGCAAATATGACTTTATGTTTAGGTCTGTTAAAAAAATGGACTGATAAAAGCAAAAGCAAAGACTTGCAAAAATTTTCCACAGCGATTATTGATATATCTTTTTATACTATGAAGTTACAAGATGAGTTACAGAAACATAAAATTGCAGTTAGTGATTATCGTGAACGTAAAAATCAAGCACTTTTAGAATTACAAGATATTCAAGAAAAATACCAAACATTGAAAAAAAATATTAAATTAGTGTAAGTGTGTTTAGCACTTTGTAGTTTGGTGTAAGGGGGCTTAATCGGTCCCCTTTTTTTATTCCAAAAATTCTGCTTAAATTTCTGTACTAAAAAATACAATAAAACTCGTTATATAGTTATGAAAGCAAATTTAAAAGTTCCAAATAAGTTAAGTGAAATAACTTTAGGACAATATCAGAAATATTTAAAAATACAGGAAAACAATGACGACCCTTATTTTTTACAATGTAAGCTGATAGAAATATTTTGCAATTTAGATGGTAAAACAGTAAGGTTAATGAAAGTTGGAGATGTAACAAAAATTTCCAATATCATTAATAATATGTTTGACAAACAAAGCAAACTTATTAGAAATTTTACAATGAATGGTACAAACTATGGCTTTATACCAGACTTGGAAAATATGACTTTTGGAGAATATATTGATTTGGATTCTTATATAAACGATTGGCAAAATATGCACGTAGCAATGAATGTGTTATACAGACCAATTAAATCACAAGTTGGAGAAAAGTATCTTATAAAAGATTATAAAACTGATACAAAAGACAAAATGTTAGATATGCCAATGAATGTAGTTCTTGGTTCTATAAGTTTTTTTTTTCGTTTAGGACTGGACTTGTCGAAAGTTATGACGAACTATTTGGACAGTCATCAGAGAGAGGACTTGACGGCTTATCTATCTTCAATAGGAAATGGGGATGGTATCAATCAATTTATGCACTCGCTGGAGGAGATATTACAAAATTCCAAAATATCACTAAATTAGAGTTACACGAATGTTTAATGATGCTAACATTTATGAAAGAAAAACAAGAATTGGAATCAACACAAATAAAAAGAAATTTTAAATGAGCAATACAGGAATCAGAGGTTATTATTTAGTTACAAACACATTAAAAGACCAATTATTAAAAGATGCAAATGTCAATGAAGTTACATCTGGAGATATATCACAAGTTAATTTACGAAAACAAAATATTTTTCCACTTGCACATATATTGGTAAACAATGTAGTTATAGGAGAACAAACTTTGACTTTTAATGTAAGTGTAATGGCGATGGATATTGTAAATGATTCTAAAGCAGAAACAATAGATATTTTTAGAGGTAACGACAACCATCAAGATATATTAAACACACAATTATCTGTTGTTAATGAATTAATACAATTATTAAGTAGAGGGGATTTACATACAAGTGGATACCAATTAGACGGACAACCAAATGCAGAACCATTTGTTGATAGGTTTGAAAATCAGTTAGCAGGTTGGTCTGTTACAATGGATATAACAATTAGAAACGATATATCAATATGTTAAGGTTTGAGGAATTAGAAAAAGAATTAAAAAAGTTTTCTGACTATGTTATCAGAGAAGCAAGAAAAAAATTAGTAGAAGCTGATAAAAAAAGTTCTGGTAAATTATATGATTCTATTGACGCAAATATAATACAAGAAAAGGACGCATTTTTGGTAGAATTTTTAATGGAAGACTATGGTAAATTTGTAGACCAAGGTGTTAAAGGAAAAAATCCAAATCAATTACCACAAGGTGCAAAATGGTTTGGTACACAAAAAGCACCAAAAAGTCCATATAAATTTGGTAGTATGAAAAGCAAGGGTTTGCGTAAAGCAATAAACAGATGGACTGTACAAAAAAACCTAAAGGGAGTTAGAGATGACAAAGGTAGATTTTTAAGTCGTAAAACAATGCAGTATTTAATTACAAGAAGTATTTATCTATCAGGTATAAAAGCTACAATGTTTTTTACTGAACCATATAATAAGGCATTAAAAAGATTTTCACAAAAATTTACAGAAGCAATTTCTTTAGACATAGAAAACAATTTTTTATACGGACAAAATAAATAGATATGGCAATAATAAAATTAAGAAGCCCTAGATACGAAGTTAAATTAACACCTGCAACAGCAGTATCGGCAAAATTAGAATTAACAATAGATAGTACATTACGATATACAATTGTAAAAGATTGTACAGCAGGTAGCAATGTTGAATTTGAAATATCTGAATTATGTAGAGATTATTTAAATATTGGAGTTGATAATAATCAAGGATTTAGTCACCCTTCAAATACTATTGCAATATCAAGAGCAATTAAATTTTATCCACAAGCCAATGCACAGGGAACACAAGTAGGTAGTACTGATACTGTTGCACATACAGGGTTAGATGGTTATGGAATATTTACAGATGGAGTTAATCCAACAATACATCCTGGTCAAGTTTTTTTATTTAGTCCAAATTATGTAGGGGCAAATAGTTATAAAGTATATGCACCAAGTGGTTTCGAGGGTTCTTTTCCATATCTTGACACAAATGGAAATGTGCAATATAACGAGTTTGATTCAAGTGAATCAAGCGTAACATTACGAAGTCAAACAATGACTATTGAAAGATTGGATTGTTCAAGATTTACGCCTATAAAAGTTTTATTTTTAAATAAGTGGGGTACAATACAAGAATTATGGTTCCAAACTAAAAAAGTAGATACCTTAAATACTAAACAAGAAGAATATCAAAGAAGTGTAGTTACATTTGCTACTAATAATACAGCAACATTAGACACAGAAAAACATAGCGTAAAAACATTAAACAAACAAGGCAAAGGTAATATTAAATTAAGTTCAGGTTATTATCCTGAGTTTACAAATGAATGGTTTGAGGAGTTATTACTTTCTGAATATGTATGGATTCAAAAACCAAGCTATTCTGGAACAATGAAAACTGTTCCTGTTAAAGTTATTACAAGTTCATTTACAAGAAAAACACAATTAAACGACAGATTAATAGAATATACAATAGATTTCCAAGAAGCATTTGATTTTATAAACAATATTAGATAATGCAAAAACTACAATTATATATAAATCAAAATATTGACCAAGATTTAACTCCTATATATGTAAGAATGGATTTATTTGCTGATGAAAGTGTGTCAATAACACAAACAATTCAGAATGTAAAAGATATTGCAAAAATATTTACTGAATTTACGCAGACATTTAGTTTACCAGCTTCCAAAACAAACAATAAATTATTTAGACATTATCATAATTTTCATATTGATGGTACTTTTGATGGTAGAAGAAAACGAAAAGCCAAAATAGAATTAAATAATATTCCATTTAAAACAGGCTTTGTAAAATTAGAGGGGGTTGAAACTAAAAATAATATAGCACATACATATAAAATAACGTTTTTTGGTAACACAGTTAATTTAAAAGATGTTTTAGGAGATGATGAGTTAGGGAATTTAAGTGGTTTAGGTTCTTTGGATACAGATTATACATACACACAGGTTAAAAGTAAAATAGAAGCAACATTATCAGGTAGCAATTTATGTGTTCCATTAATTACACATACGCAACAATTAATATATGATAGTGCTGCAAGTAATGCTCAATTAGGTAATTTGTATTATAATTCAAATTCTTCTTATAATGCTAATGGTATTTCTTGGAAAGAACTAAAATATGCAATACGATTACAATATATTATAGACCAAATAGAAGCACAGTATAGTGAAATAACATTTAGTAGTGATTTTTTTAATAATGGTTCTGCAACAGAATTTTATAATTTATGGATGTGGTTACATAGAAAAAAAGGGAATGTAGAAGCAGAAACACAATTAAGTTTGGTTTTTGTAACTGCAGCACCTATGGGAATTGTTAGTGGTTCAAGTGGATATTTTAGTGCATCAGGTAACGCATTAATTTATCAACCACTACCTGCAACATATACTTTAGAAACAAACGAATTAACAATTAATCCATCTACAAATGCAACATATAGTGTTAGAGTTTTACGAAACGGAAGCGTTTATTCAGAAGCAAGTAATGTAACTGGCTTACAAACATTTTTTAGTAATGTAACTGTACCAATAGGTTCTTATTCAATAGAAATAGCATCAGTAGCAGGTGTAACATTTAATCAATTTAATATATCTTGGGAGTTTACTGTAACTATAACAGAGGATGATGATGAACCACAAGGGGGTGGAATTTCTGGTTTTACTATTGCATTTAAAAATTCACAAGCATTTACAACAAGTACAACTATTCCTTTTAATATTTCAGCACAAATACCACAAATAAAGGTTATAGATTTTTTAACAAATATTTTTAAGATGTTTAATCTAACTGCTTTTGTAAACGAGGAAAATAAAATTGTGGTACAAAAATTAGATGATTTTTATAATGCTTCGTCTGTGGTACATAATATTGATGAATATGTAGATTCAACGAAAGGTACTGTTGATGTAGCTTTACCATTTAAAGAGATTGATTTTTCATATACAGGTTTAGGAACATTTTTAGCAAAACAATATGAGCAATTAAATAACAGAAAATGGGGTTCGCTGGATTATTCTGATGATAGTAGTTTTGATGGACCACAAAATCAATATAAAGTAAATGTAGGTTTTGAACATATGCAGTATCAAAATTTAATTGATTTAACTACAAGTGCAGTTAAAAATATACAATGGGGTTGGTCAGTAGATGACAACAAACAATCATATATTGGTAACCCATTAATTTTTTATGCAATAGAAGTTAATAATGGTACAAACATAGCTTTAAGAAATGATAGTGGAACTATTGCATCAGTAAACGATTATATTATTCCGTCAAATTCATTAAGCACTAATCAAGCAACAAGTAAAATAAATATAAATTTTAATGCAGAAATAAACGAATACAACGCAGAAAATACTTATGCAAGTGCATTTACAGATACTTTATTTGAAAGAAATTATAAAACATACATACAAGATGTTTTTAAAAATAAAAGGCGTTTAACTAAGGTTAAAGCATATTTACCATTAAAAATTTTATATAATTTAAAATTAAACGACAAAATATCGTTAAATAATAACAATTATAGAATTAATAGTATTACAACTAACCTAATAAATGGCGAAAGTAACCTAGAATTATTAAATATAGTATGAAAGAAAAAATTTGTATAGCAATTTGTAAAATTACATTCAATAAAGTATGTCTAGGTTGGTGTGATAGTAAATGCTGTAAGTAACATATAGACTGATTAAATATAGTATGATAAAACACATTTTAGATTTATTACAATTTGTCAAAGGCGAAACAGAAGCAATAAAGATTGCACAGGGTAAATATAAAATGCCAGAGAGTGTTAAAGAGATGTTTAAACAACTAAAAAATAAATAATGGCACAAAGTGTAGAGGTAAATTTTGAATTAAAATATAAAGAAGCTTTAAAAGGTTTAGACGATTTAACTAAAAAATACGAAGAACTACAAAAAGAAGTACAATCTGCTAATAAAAAAACAGAGGAATCATTAAAAGATGTAGAAAAAACAGCAGAAAATTCAGCAAAAGGTGTTAAAAAAGTAGGATTAACATTAAAAAATATTGCTGGGGCTGCAGTTGTTTTAACAGTTTTACAAAAAGGGTTTGAATTTGTACAAGAAGCAATAGGTAGAAACCAAGAAGTATTAGATGGTTTACGAGTAGGTTTTGAAACAGCACAAATTGTATTTAATCAAGTATTTGGTGCATTAATAGATATTGGTAAAAGTGTAGCATCAAGCAGTGATAATTTTGACGCACTTGGTAAGGTTATGAAAGGTGTACTAAATATAGCTGTAACACCATTTAAATTAGCATTTAATGGAATAAAAGCTACAATAGTAGGTGCACAATTAGCTTGGGAAAAATCATTTTTTGGTGGTAATGACCCAGGCAGAATCAAAGAATTACAAGCTGAACTAGAAACAATAAAAGAAGAAACTATTGAAATTGGTGTAAGTGCAGTAAAATCAGGAGTTGATATTGTAACAAATATTGGTGAAGCAGTATCAGAAGTATCAGATATTGGTAAAACAGTTGTAAAAGAGTTAGGAGAGGTAAGTGTTAAAACTGCTTTTGAAACAGCACAGACAAACGTACAACTTAAAAAGTCAGCAGATATTGCTCGTGTAGCAAATCAAGGGTTAATTGAGGAATACGATAGACAAGCAGAACAACAAAGACAATTACGAGATGATGATAGATTAAGTATAGCTGAAAGACAGGAAGCTAATAATAAATTATTGGAAATCTTAACTGAACAAAAAGAAGTTATGATGGAAAATGCCGATGCTGTATTAGCAAATGCACAGGCACAATACGAATTAACAGGTGCAGATGAGGATTATATAGCCGTATTAGAAGCACAAAACGAAAAAAAGGCTATTGCAGCACAAATTGAAGGACAATTATCAGAACAAAAATCAAATTTAGTTGCATTAGAAAAAGAATCAGACGCTTTACAATTGTCAAGAGATGAAGCAACTGCATTAAGACAACAAGCACAAAGAGATTTTAATGTAGAGATGGAACAAAACGAAGTCAAGAGATTACAAATGACTTTGGATAATTTACAAACAGAAAGAGAAGAAGAGGAAAAAAGATTAACAGAAAAAAGAAATACATTTAAAGAGGGTACACAGGCATATATTGACGCAAATAATGAATTATTAGATTATCAACAAGCGAATGCCAACGAGCAAAAGAAAATTGAAAAAGGTTTATCAGAGGCTAAGGTAGCACAAGTACAGGGTGCGCTTGGAAATATTGCAAGTATCGTTGGAGAAAATTCTAAATTTGGAAAAGCAATAGCAGTAACACAAGCAATTATAGATACTTATGTTGGTGCAAATAAAGCTTTAGCACAAGGTGGTTTATTTGGATTCATAGGTGCTGCAGCAGTAATAGCTTCAGGTATCGCCAATGTGAAAACTATAACAAGTAAAAAACCACCACCAGCACCAAGTTTTGCAAAAGGGGGAAGCGGTCGAGGTGCAAGTGCACCATCAACGCCATCTGCTCCACCACCACCTGTATTACCAGATATAAATACAGTAGGTGCAAGTGGAATAAATCAGTTAGCTGATGCAATAGGTGGACAGTCGCAACAACCTGTACAAGCATTTGTTGTTAGCAATGATGTTACAACAGCACAAGGTTTGGAAAGAAATATTATTGATGGTGCGTCAATATAAATACAAAATTGTTTAATTAAATCGTTACAGAAATATGAGAATTGTAGAATTAATACTTGATGAAGCAAAAAATGTGATGGGTGTTGACGCAATATCTATTGTGGAAAGTCCAGCAATTGAAAAAGATTTTATTGCTTTAAAATCAGAGGAATTAAAATTAGCAGAAATAAATAAAGAAAAAAAGATATTAATGGGTCCACTATTAATACCAAATAAACCAATCTTTAGAACACAAGAGGATGAGGATTACTATATTTATTTTAGCAGAGAAACAGTTGAAAAAGCAAGTCAGCTTTATTTACAAAATAATAACCAAAGTAATTCAACACTAGAACACCAACACGAAATAAATGGATTAACATTGGTGGAAAGTTGGATTGTAGAAGATAAAAAGCACGATAAATCAGCAAAATATGGTTTTGATGTGCCTGTTGGTACTTGGATGGGTTCAGTAAAAGTAAATAATGACGAAGTTTGGAATGAATATGTAAAAAGTGGAAAAGTCAAAGGCTTTAGTATTGAGGGTTATTTTGCAGACAAAATGGAAATGAAAAAACAAAAAAGAAAATATTCAGTAGAAGGATTATCCAAAGCATTATTAAAACAAATAGAAAATATTGTTAGTGGTGTCGATTTAGCCAGTATGGTTATAGATGAAAATTTTGCTGTAATTGATGATAGACTTGCTTATGCTTCAAAAGAAAAAGCAGAGCAAATCGCAGAAGATATTGGTTGTAGTGGTTCACACGAACACGAATTTGAAAATCAAGTTTGGTATATGCCTTGTGAATCACACGAATTAAAAGCACCTTGTTGGGCTGGATATGAAATGATTGGATTTAAAATGAAAAATGGTAAAAAGGTACCAAATTGTGTACCGATTGACTAATATGAAAAAAAACCGAGAATATTATCCAAGTAGAACAAGTCCAAAAGCAAGTAGAAGGGCTTGTCTTTGTAAGGAAACAGATTTATACTCAATCGAGTGTTGTGATGGTTCTTTATGGGCACAAGGAATAGGCACAATCAATAGAATTGCAAGTTAAAAATGCAAAATTAAATTTATAAACCGTTAATTAGTTAATTATGAAAAGTAGTGATATGATAAACAAAATTCGTACGCTTTTAGACCTCGACATAAAACTTGAGGAACTAAAGTTAGAAAATGGTACTGTTTTAGAAGCAGAATCATTTGAAAAAGGCAAGGAAGTCTTTATTAAAACAGAAGATGAAAAAGTTGCAATGCCTGTTGGAGAATATTCTCTTGAAAATGGACAAGTATTACTTGTTGAGCAAGAGGGTATAATTGCTGATGTAAAAAACAGCGAGGAAAAACCAGAAGAAGTTGCAGAAGATTTAGACGAACACGAAGAAAAAGAAAAAGGGTATAATATGGAAGAAAAAGTTAAAGAGATGGACGAAAGAATTTCTAAAATCGAAATGGCTTTACAAGAAATGATGCCTAAAGAAGAGGAAGAAGTCGAAGCTGAAGCTGAGGTAGAGGAACAAAAACCTCTTAAATCAAGAACAGTTAAGGAAGAATTTTCAAAAGAGAATAAAGAGGTTGAACAAAAACAGGAAGTGGAATTATCCGAACCTGCAACTCAACCAATTAAACATAGCCCAGAGGGTGGTAAAAAGAAAGCTCAACACTTATACGCACAAAAAAGAAGAATGTCTGTAAGGGATAGAGTTTTAGATAGAATAGTAAACAATTAAATAAATAAATAAATTATGGCGACTACAGTAAGTATAACAAGTACATATGCAGGTGAGTTTTCGGGTAAGTATATATCTGCTGCCCTCCTAAGTTCTCCTACATTAGATAATGGTAACATTACAATTAAACCAAATGTTAAGTACAAAGATGTAATCAAAAAAGTTGCAACAGACGCAAATGTTATCAAAAATGCTTCTTGTGATTTTGCAGATACAGCTTCGGTAACATTAACAGAAAGAATTCTACAACCAGAAGAATTCCAAGTAAATTTAGAATTATGTAAAAAAGATTTCATCTCTGATTGGGAAGCAATTGAGATGGGTTACTCTGCATTTCATAATATGCCACCTAAATTTTCTGATTTCTTAATCTCGCACGTAGCAGGATTAGTAGCAGAAAAGAACGAACAAAATATTTGGGGTGGTGTTAATGCTAACGCAGGAGAATTTGATGGATTAACAGTTTTAATGGCTGCAGATTCAGATGTTGTTGACGCTTCTAATGGCTCACAAACATCTTTTTCATCATCTAATATCGCAACACTTTTAGGAAATATCGTTGATGGTCTTCCAAGTGGTGTTTATGGTAAAGAAGATGTAGCAATCTATGTAAACCCAACTGCATACCAAGCATATATTAGAAGTCTTGGTGGTTTTGGTGCAAGTGGTTTAGGTGCTGCAGGTTTTGAGGATAAAGGTTCACAATGGTACAGTATGGGTAACGCACTTTCATTTGAAGGAATTCAAGTGATTAATTGCCCAGGAATGCCTGCTGACCACGCAGTTGCTGGTCAAAAATCAAATCTTTATTTTGGAACTGGTTTAGTATCAGATTTTAACGAAGTAAAGTTAATTGATATGGCAGACATAGACGGAAGTCAAAACGTGAGAGTTGTTATGAGATTCACAGCTGGTGTACAGTATGGAATCGGAAGCGATTTAGTGCTTTTAACTTTAGCATAATAACATAAAATAATGTGTAACATAAAAGGGTAGGTGGTTTGACTACCTACCTTTTTTTTTAAAAAAATAAATAATTATGGCTTGTAATTTAACAACAGGAAGAAAATTACCGTGTAAAACGGGGTTTGGTGGTATAAAAGCTGTCTATTTTGCCGATTTTGGCACGCTGGGTACGGTAACCTATGATGCAGATAAAACTATTTCTGCTTTTTCAGGTTCACCTGCTTGGTTTAAATTCGATGTAAAAGGTAATTCATCTTTGGAAGTCGCTATTAATAGTTCAAGAGAAAATGGTTCAACATTTTACGCACAAACATTAAATCTAACACTAACATATTTAGAAAATGCAACTAAAGAAGAAATTCAATTACTTGCTGTTAGTAATCCACACTTAGTGGTAGAAGATTATTATGGTAACCAATTATTATGTGGTGTTGAAAATGGGGTAGAGTGTACAGGTGGCACAATAGTTACTGGTGCTGCAGCTGGAGATTTATCTGGCTTTACTTTGGTTTTTGAAGGCCAAGAGGAAAAAGCACCGTTTTTTGTAGATGCTGGAGTAATATCAGCAAGTGCTACACAAATCGCACCTAACTAATATTCTAACAATTAGTTTTTATTTAAAAGAGCCTTCTATTTCAGAGGGCTTTTTTTATTTTACAAATTAATCTATTTTGTTCGTTATATAGACAATGATAATATCTACTACAACAGCACAGCAAACGTTTACAGTTATTCCTCGTGAATTTCTTGCTTCAATGCGTGTTAATGTTATTGACGAATCATTAAATAAAACATTTAATTATTATGTTGATGGTGGTTCTGTTTCAGAGGACACAGAAGGTAGAAAAACATTTACAATTAATTATGTAGATAGTTCTGGTAATAGTATTTATAAAGAAGCAAGATTTTATGCTTTAGAATTATTTGCCGATTTTAATTATTGGAATACAAATTTAAGTTTATGGCAAATGTATGATGAATTATGGCAAACCGATAGCGACCAAAAACAAATTATTTTTAAAGATAGAATATTTGTAACAGACCAAGACATAGACCAATTAAACGACAACGAACATTATAACATTAACAATGGACAATACACATCAAATAATTCTTATAATAATGAGTATATTGTAGTATGAAAACACGAAAAAGAAATCAATTAGGACAATTTATTAAAAATAAACAAAGCGAAGTTAGTTTTGTGAATTTAAGTACATATACATCTCCAGAAGTTAAAGAAGTTGCAAGGAGAGATTGGGTACAATATGGAAAGGATAATAATTATTTTCAATATTTAATAGATAGATATAATGGAAGTCCAACAAATAATGCTTCCATAAACGGAATATCGCAACAGATATTTGGTAAAGGATTAAATGCTACAGATGCAAGTGATAAACCAAATGAATATGCACAGATGATGACACTATTTAAAAAAGATTGTGTCAGAAAATTATGTTACGATTTAAAACTAATGGGTCAATGTGCAGTACAAGTAATTTATAATAAAACAAAAACAGAAGTTGCACAAGTAGAACACTTTCCTGTAGAAACTTTAAGGGCAGAAAAAGCCAATGATGATGGAGATGTAGAAGCATATTATTATTTTAAAGATTGGAGTAAAATAAAACCATCAGATGAGCCAAAGCGTATACCAGCGTTTGGTCAAAGTAACGAAGCATTAGAAATTTTATATATTCAACCATATAGAGCAGGATTTTATTATTATAGTCCTGTTGATTATCAAGGTGGATTACAATATGCAGAGTTGGAAGAGGAAATATCCAATTATCATCTTAATAACATAATGAATGGATTAAGTCCATCAATGCTTATTAATTTTAACAATGGAATTCCTAATCAAGAGGAAAGACAATTAATAGAACACAGAATAGCACAAAAGTTTAGTGGCAGTAGTAACGCAGGTAAATTTATATTGGCATTTAACGACAATAAAGAAGCACAAGCAGATATTACGCCTGTACAATTATCAGACGCACATAATCAATATCAGTTTTTATCTGATGAATCAAGTAAAAAAATTATGGTTGCACACCGTATTGTATCTCCTATGCTTTTAGGTATTAAAGACAATACAGGGTTAGGTAATAATGCAGAGGAAATTAAAACAGCTTCGCTATTAATGGATAACACGGTTATAAGGCCATTTCAAGAACTTTTAATAGATGCATTTGATAAAATACTTGCTGTTAATGATATTGCCTTAAATCTTTATTTTGTGACTTTACAACCACTTGAATTTACTGAAATTGACGAAGACGTACAAGACGAAGAAAGTATCGAAGAAGAAACAGGGGTAAAGCAAGAGGAACAAGTGCAAGAATTATCAGCAGAAACTGAAGATTATATACTTGAAAATTTAAAAGGCGAGGAAATATCTGATGAATGGGTATTAGCTGACGCAAGAGAATATTCAGAAAAAAATTCTGACATTGAAACTTGGGCTAATGAACATATACAAGCAAAAGAAAATTTATTTCAACAATTAGCAAATGCAGTTACCAAAAAAGGTAAAGGAGATTTTTCTGTATTGGATAAAAGTTTTTACAAAGTTAGATATAAATACGCACAAAAATATAGCAGTACAAGTACAAGAAAATTTTGTAGAACTATGATGGCAAGAAATTTAGTTTACAGAATAGAAGATATTGACGCTGCAAGTAAAGCAGGGGTAAATAAAAGTTTTGGACACAAAGGCAAACCTTATGATTTATTCCGTTTTAAAGGTGGGGTAAATTGTGGACACTATTGGGAGCAACAACTTTATAGATTAAAAAAGAAAACAAATGGTAAATACATAGAAAAATCCGACAAAATGAAGGATTATGTAGAAGTTGATAGCATACCAAAAACATATGAAGGCAGACCAAGAGGTTGGAGAGATGCAAAAAAAGCACCAAAAGATATGGCAAACAATGGGCACCACCCAAATTGGAAACCTAAAAACAAAAAGAAATAATGGCAACGGCACTTTTTATAAATAGAACAGATTTAATTCGCAACTCCATAATGGATGGGAATGTTGACACAGACAAGTTCATACAATTTATAAAACTTGCACAAGAGATACATATACAAAACTATCTCGGAACGGAGTTATATAATAAGATTGGAACATTAATTACAAGTGGCGATATTGACTTAAATGCAAACGCAAAATATAAAACACTTTTAAATGATTATATAGTTCCAATGTTAATTTGGTATAGTCAAGTGGATTATATTCCATTTGCAGCATATCAAATAAGGAATGGTGGAATTTTTAAACACACAAGCGAGACAAGTGAAACGGTCTCAAAGAATGAAGTAGATTATTTGGTTGAAAAAGCAAGAGATAATGCTCAATGGTACACAAGGAGATTTATAGATTATATTAGTTTTAGAAATAGTGATTATCCAGAGTATACAAGCAATAGTAACGACGACATTAATCCAAGTCAAGATGCTACATTTAATGGTTGGGTGTTATGACATATAAACCAAAAAGGAAAAATATTGAGAAATTAAAAACTTTTTTAAAAAAAGAGGATAAAAAAATAAAGATAAATTATGGCAAGTCTATTTAATAATAAAATATCGAATACTTATGTAGGGCTTATTAAGACCATTGATAATGCAGTAATTAGTTCTTCATTAAGAGAATTAACAGATGGTTCTGGTAACGCAACAGGAATACACCTAAACAACGCAGGGGATTTTAAGGTAACAAATATTTTAGAATTTGGCTCGTTAAAAGACACAGGGGAAAATATAACAATCACAAAGTTTGTAGATGAAGCTGACGGAATAGGAAATAATGACAACGACACATCTATTCCTACAAGTGCAGCAGTAAAAGATTTTGTTACCTCACAAATAACATTAGAGGATTTAGATTTTAGAGGAGATGACGCTTCCGTACAATCATCAGTGGATTTAGATTCACAAGTGTTTGCAATTATAGGTACTGCTAACGAAATAGAAACATCAACATCAGTAGGTAGTCAGCAATTACAAATAGGTTTACCAACAAATGTAACAATAGGTGGAAATTTATCCTTTGGAGATAATGGTAGGATAAGATTTGGCACAGATAATGACTTTGAAATTTATCATAATGGTTCAAATTCTTATATTGATGAGGGTGGCACAGGAAATTTATATTTAAGAACAAGTGAAAGTTTATATATACAAAGAGTTAGCAATGGAGATAATATAGCTCAATTCACAGGTGGTGGTGGTTCACATTTATATTATAATAACAATTTAAAAATTTCTACAACAAACACAGGCATAGATGTTACAGGAAATGTGATACCTACTGGTAGTGTTAGAGTTCCTGATGGAGAATTTTTATCATCAGGTAATTCAAATGATTTAGGAATGACACACTCAGGTAGTGAGGGTTCTATAACAAATCACACAGGGCATCTAAATATATCTAATGTAGCTGATGATAGTGATATTATATTTAAGTCAGATGATGGTACTGGTGGAGTAACAGAATATTTTAGAGTTGATGGTGGTGTCGAAAGAAATATATTTAGTAAAAGTTTAAGATTATTAGATGATGTACAATTAGATATTGGAAGTAGTGATGATTTTAGAATCGTACATACATCTGCTAATAATAATACCTATGTACAAAATTACACAGGAGATTTACAAATAGAAAATCACGCTGATGACAAAGATATTTTATTTAGATGTGATGATAATTCAGGTGGTTTAGAAACTTATTTCTTTTTAGATGGTAGCGAAAACAGAGTTACATCAAATAAAAATTTTAGGTTTATTGATAATGCAAAATTAGAATTAGGAACAAGTGGAGATTTAGAAATTTATCACGATGGTAGTAATAGTTACATAAAAGATACTGGAAGTGGTGGTTTAAGACTTTCTACAAATCAATTTAGAGTATATAATTCGGCAGTAGATGAATTAATAATTAATTCAGTAGAAAATGGTGCTGTTGAATTATATTACGACAATTCAAAGAAATTTGAAACTTCAGCAGGTGGTGTTATAGTAAATGGTACGATAGATTCAACTGGAACAATTACTGTAACAGGGGCAAATGGAAATGTAGGTATAAATACAGATTCTGGTAAATTATTACTCGGTGCTTCGTACGACCTTCAAATATACCACGACGGTTCAAACTCATATATAAATGAAGTAGGTACAGGAGATTTATATGTTCAAAGTAATGGAACAAATATTTTCTTTAGAAATCAATCTAATGGAAATACATTTATTGCAATGAATACAGGTACAGAAAATGTATCATTAAGACAAGCTGGAAATGAAAAATTATCTACTACAAGTACAGGTGTAACAGTTACAGGTGGGATAATAACAAGTGATGATATAACAATACAAGGTGGTACTGCTCGTAAATTATATATAAATAGTTCTACTCATAATGCAGGTGTACAAAGTACAGCAACTTTAGATTTTGGATATGGACATAGTGGTTCTCCAGATTCTATTGCTCGTATTCAATTAAAAGAAAATGCTAATAATAGTTTTGATGGAAATTTAATTTTTTCAGTACCTAATAATAATGGTGCTGGTGGAAGTGAAATTGTTGAAGCATTAACTATTAAAAATACAAAAGAAGCAAATTTTGCAGGAAGTGTAGTTATAGCACAAGACTTAACAGTTAATGGTACAACTACAACTGTAAATACATCAACACTAGCAGTAGAAGACCCTCTTATATCTATGGCAAAAGACAATTCTGCTAATTCAGTTGATATTGGTTTTTATGGTAGGTATAATGATGGTTCAAATAGATATTTAGGATTATTTGCTGATGCTTCTGATTCTAATACTTTTAATTTATTTAAAGGTACAACAACAGAACCTACAACAACAGTAGATACAACTGCAACAGGATATACCTTAGCAGACTTGAATGTAGGAAATGTTGCTTTAGGAGATAACACTAAAATAACTTTTGGTGCAGTTCCTGATTTTGAAATCTTCCATAATTCTACTACAAATGTAAATCATATACAATCTTTATTAGATAGACAATTAGCTCTTAATGGAAATACTATTTTCTTAAGAAATCAAGATAACGATACTAATTTTTTACAAGTAAGCAGTTCGGGGGCTACTTTTAATTCTAGTATAACTGCTACAAGTATTTCATTATCAGGTGCATCTATTCCAATAGCTTTAACAAATATAACTGATGGTAATGCTTTCCTAACTATAAATCATAGTGGTAATGAAAATTGGTTATTTAGATGTGAATCAGGTTCAGGTACAACAGATTTTATTACAATAAATGCATCAGGTAAATCAGAAAAAGTAAAATTTGGAGAAAATGGAGAAATTGTAGCTGATGGTTCTATACAAGCAACAGGACTTATTGAAACTTCAAGTGTAATACAAACAGTAAATGGTAGTGTTGGCGCACCATCACATACTTTTAGTAGTGATTTGAATACTGGTATGTTTAGAAGTGGTACTGATACAATAGGTTTTGCTACAGGTGGTTCTTTAGCATTAACTTTAGCAGATAATGATGCAACTTTTGCAGGTAGTGTTAATATTCAAAATGCATCTACTCCATTATTAACAATAAAAGATACAACTAATGATGTTAATATCTTAATTGGTGCTGATGACACAAATACTTTTTTAAGAGGTTCAAGTGGCAGTTTAATACTTCAAACTAATGGTTCAAACGCAGCTTTAACCTTAGACGCATCTCAAAATGCAACTTTTGCAGGTAGTGTTAATATTAACAACTCATCAGGAGATACTTTAACATTAACTAAAGGCACAACAGAGCCATCATTAAGAATAGAGGGAGATACTGACAAAGATTTTGTTATAACAGTTAGTGGAGAATTATTGACATTTACTCAAAATGATGGTGCAACTGATATTTTAACTTTAGACCACGATACAAAAAATGCAACTTTTGCAGGACAAATTAGTTCTCCAGTAGGTGGTTTTAGTACAAGTGCTAATGTAAATTCTACAGGAGATTCAGGTGTAAATATAGCTAGTGGTTCAAGATTAGGTTTTGACCAATCAGGTACTAGAAGTTGGACTATTAATGCTGCAAGTGGAAATCTTAATATAAATTCGGGAGATGGTAATGGAAGTTTTAGCACAGGTACAAAAGGTATAATTGCAGGTAGTGGTACTTTTTCAGGTAATGTAACTACAACAGGAAGTACAATTAAAGTAGATAATACAGGAAGTGCTAGTTATGTTGTTGATAGAGGAAACGACACAAGTGGTGCAACTTTTGAATATAATACTAATGGTACAATAAAATGGTTTACAGGATTAAGAGGTTTATCAAGTGAAGATTTTTATTTTTTTAATTATGGTACAGGTGCAACTGCTATTCAAATAGAGTCAGCAAATTCAAATACAACTTTTGCAGGAAGTTTAACAGTAAATGGTGCAGGAAATAGTGCTTTTTATGGAGACTTATATGTAGCATCAGGTAAAAAGTTTATTTCTTCTAGTTCATCAAGTGGAGACTATGTAAGGTTATATGCAGGTAGTGGTACGGCACAATGGGATATTTATGGTAATGGTGAAAATTTAAGATTATCTGAAAACTCTAGTGGTGGTGGTATATTTCAAGTAGATTCAGGTGCAACTTTTGGAGGTAAAATAACCTCTAAATCTTCACAGGATTCATCTTTTGATGAGGGAATCGGTGTTATAAGAAGCAACTCAAGTCAAACAGGTTATATTAATATGGTTGGTGGTGCTATGAATATAAATGCACCGAGTGGAATACCTATTAAATTTAGAGATGGTGGTGTAGAAAATGTTGCTATTAATGCCTATGGTAGTGTAGTAAAAACTGTTTCAGGAGTAAGTAAAGGGGCAACACAATATGGTACAAGTAGCACAACTAATTATACTGATATACTAACTTTTGATACAATAACTAATAATAGGGCTTATTCAGTTTTATTGTCTAGTAGTGAAAATAATTTTTCGCAAATGTATAGAGTAAGCGGTTCTGTTCATCAAAGTACTTGTCTTAAATTTGAATTAGGAGATTCAGGACACTCACATTCTAAAGATGTAGAATTTAGAATTACAGATGTTAGTGGAGTTAGAACATTACAAGTAAAAGCAATTAGTCATACTACTCTAAAAACTATCAATGTTTATGATGTTTGTGTAGCTTTGGGAGATGTAACTTTTGCATAAATTAAAATGAAAATATTATATTTGAGTATTATTAATTTAAATTTTAAAAAATGAGTAAAATAAGTAAAGAAGAACTACAAGGATTACAAGAACAAGAGCAAAAAAAAGGTGCTATCCTACACGACTTAGGTCTGTTGGCAACACAAAAGCACTCGTTAAATCATATGTATAGCCAAATCGTTGCTGAACAAAATGAAACCAAAAAAGAATTGGAAGAAAAATATGGCAAAGTTAATATTGATTTAAAAGATGGAAGCTATACAGAAATAAAAGAGGATGAATCTAAATAATGAAGATGGAATGAACATTACTGATTTTAAAATTTATATTTTAAATGCTACAACATTTGGTATAAGTTTAACGGACATAGATTTAATGTTAAAGATAGTTCTAGTATTAGCCACGATTGGCTATACAGGACATAAATGGTATATAATGTATGAAAAAAACAAAAAGTAAAGTTGATGTTGCGATAAGCAAAAATATTTCTTATAAAGAAGCTACATATTCGCAAACAGCAAGAAAATTAAAGATTAAAAACATACCGACAACCGAACATATTAAAAATATGAAAGTTGTTGCAGAAAAAGTTTTTCAACCATTAAGAGAATGGGCAGACCATCCAATTAGGATTAATTCAATGTACAGGTGTGAAGAATTAAATACTGCATTAAATGGAAGTTTAGGTTCACAACATATACAGGGATACGCAATTGATTTAACATCTTTAGGAGAAAAAACAAATGGAGAACTTTTTGAATATATAAAAGAAAAATTAGAATTTGACCAATTAATTTGGGAATTTGGAAATGAAGAATCGCCAAAATGGATTCACGTATCTTATATAAATAAAAAATCAAACAGAAATAGAGTATTAAGGGCAAAATATCGTGGCTCAAGCGTTACATATCATATAATATGATAAAGCGATACGAAGTTGCACTAATATTACAAGAGTCGGTATCACTTATATTTGGGTTAACAATTCACCCAAAAGATTATGAAAATGATTTTTTAGAAATCAATTTATACTTCGCTTTTTTCGTATTACATTTTAAAATTTATTATTGATGGCTTTAATAAACAACTTTGTATCAAGGATATTAGTTAATTTGGAATCGTATAATGACTATCCAAAAGGTGCAAGAAATAATGCAAAAAAAGCTATTGATTGGAAAGAAAAAAATGGAAGTTCTTGTGGAACACAGGTAGGATGGACAAGAGCTCGTCAATTAGCAGATGGTAAAAATATCACAAGAAGTACTATTGCTAGAATGGCAAGTTTTAAAAGACACCAACAAAATAAAGACACACCATATTCAGAGGGATGCGGTGGAATTATGTGGGATGCTTGGGGTGGTTCAGCAGGAATTAATTGGGCAATAAATAAACTAAAACAAATTGACAAGAAATAATGGCAGACGAAATATTAAACAAAAAATTGGCAATAGATATTGACGGTGATAAAAAACCAGATATTAAAATAGATATTAAAAGCATAGCAATCGTAATTGGTTTTGTAATTAGTGGAACAATGGGTTATAATAATCTAAAACAAGAAATAGAAATAGCAAAACAATTACCAGAAGCAACTGTAATATCTGTCAATAAAGGAGAGGTAAAACAAAGAATGGATTTTTTACAAAAAGAAATAGATGTTTTACAAGAACAAGTAAAAGATTTAGAAAAAAAGGTTTATAGAAAATGAAGCAAATTTTGGCTAAAATATTTGGCAACGCAGGTGGTGGAATAGCAACGCAAATTAGTAATATAGTTGCTAAGCATACATTTAGTAAAGAAGACAGAGCAAGATTTGAAAAAGAAATGACGCAGGTTTTTATTGATGCAGAATCAAATATGCAAAAGAATGTCACAGAAAGGTGGGGTATGGATTCACAAGCACACTCTAGTTGGTTGG